GGGTAATCATATATTTCTGAAAATTGACAGCCATGCTTGCAAAAGCAGGACAAATGGTGCCAAGGCTAACACCAGGTGACTGAGGAGCGATAAACACAAGACCAGATTGTGTATTAAGGGCAGTATTAGTCAACTGGGTGGCACTATGATAGTGCATGCGTGTTGTGTCTCCTAGGACTCGACTATAGAGCGCCAGGGATGATTGGTTGCGACGGGGACGACGTCGTCGTGATTGTTTTCGTGTTCTGTTACTATTCATATTGGACAATATTACAGCCGGCTTCGGTGAGGTCTACCATATCACGGTTTATGATTTGTGATGGTAGATCCACATCGATATTAATCTTTTGATAGTGAGCTTCCATTGCGATCTGGAAATCAGGTAACACTCCAAACGCGTAGTAGTATGAGGCTCTCACTTCAGGCGTTATGCTACCCAAGGTGATGCCGAGCGAATTGCTCAACTGACTACGATTTTTAAAAACCTCTAATTGAAACTGAGGCCTATAACTGGAGCCATGCTTGCAGTACGATTCGTAGAGCGCTGACTGGCATGGTACATCACCTGCCAACGCTGTGCCACAATCACCAACTGCTTTCAACCATTTCATGTAAACATTACTGTTAGGAATGGCTGTCAAGCACATTGGATCTTTATGTAGCACTGCAGTATGGTTGCGAACCATACGCCAGCCGGTCTGGGTGTTGATCGGATGAGCTTGACAAAACTCAATTTCCTCAAAACACTCGACGGCTGCTTCTACTTGCATAGCAAACCCACGTTTCTTAAACCACTTATCTAGGTTGGCATTAAAGCCTTCAGCATCATGCTTCTCTAGGAACACGACACAGTCATCACCATTGTTGGCGAGTTCTATATCGATTCCTCTACTCTTAGCATAAACATATATCAATGAACACATGAGGATACAATTCCCCAATGAAGTGTTCAAATCTCCAGAACTTCTACACCCTTCCATCTCAAACGTGACACTACCATCGTGTGCACGTGCTCTACCCTTATTGTACAATTGCCATTTAAGCAGTTGACGCAAATCTTTGTCGCCGGGGAACAAAGAAGTATAAAAAGAGTGTTCATATTTCAACGCTTCAACAGAAACATGCATATCAAATTTGGTGGCATCCAACCCTATCGC